AGGGCGTCGTAGGTCTGCTGGTCGAGGTTGCGATCCATCGCCTTGATGGCCTGCAGTTCCAAGTCCGTCGCCAGCATCTCCAGCTTCGCGGCGTCGAGTTCAGCAATGGCCTCTTTGCTAAGGCCCAGGCGGGCGGTGGCCTCTATCTGCGCGGCCGTGTCAGCTTTGATCTTGTCGAGGCCGGACAACAAGGACGTGATGTACTTTTCGCGTGACGCTGCGGCGTCGATGTTGGCTTTGGCGAGGGTTTTTGCGGCATCGGCAGATTGCTCGATGGCGATCTTGTTTTCAAACAGTGCGGCGACAGTTGCACGCTGATCATTGGTGAACTTCGCCCACGCGGGGCTTGCAGCCAGCGCCAGAAACTCGGTCTGCGCCTTGTTGTATCCCATCTGTGCGGCTTCGGCTGCGGCAGATGCTGCGGGCAGTTCGTCGGACAGCTTCTTGATGAGCTTGTCGTATTCGGAGATGGTTTCTTTTGCGGCCTTGGCAGCGCCAGACGAAGCGCCCCCAGCCGCCCGCGTCGTACCGCCTCCCAAGTCCACCCGGCGCGGGTCGGTGGCGGCACTGGCGTTGCGCGTGGCCCATCGTGCGTACTCTTCCTGCTCCTTGCGAGCGTTCAGGATGCGCTCGGTGGTGGCGTCGATTTCACGGCGAGCGGCCTCCGCGTTGGCCACCATCTGCTCCCGTATGGCGCGAACCCCAGCGAAGTTGAACTGCGCAGCCTGCACGACCTGAGCCGCAAGCCCGCCGATTTCGTTGCCGATCTGAACCAGAACGTACTTGAGGTTCGCGCCCAGCACGGCAACGGTTTCAAACACCGTTGCAATGCCGTTTTGAATTGTGGACAGCGCCCCAGTATCGCGGCTGGCGTCTTGTGCTGCGCCACCCATGGCGCGCAGAATGGTTGTGGCGTCTTCCAGTGCCCCGTTGGCAAGGGTCACACTGTCGAAGATGAGAGAGCCGACATTGTTGGTGCTGACGGTACGGAAAAGCTCGTCCCATGTGTCGCCCAGCGCGGCGATGGTGCCGTCTAGGGTTTTGGCCCGCTCTTCCATCGCGCCACCGAACGAGGTGTTGCCGATGTTTTCGAGGTACTGCGTGATCTCTGCCGCGCTGTTCTTGATCGTCGTGGTGACGCCCTGGAACGTGAGGGAGACGTTGTCGCCCTCTTTCTTCGCCTTGATGCCGAATTCCTTCAAGCGCTCGAACTCGCCCGTCGATGCGTCGGCCACGGCCTCGATCATCTGATTGAGGTCTTTGCCCATCGCAGACGCGGTGTTGCCGAAGCTGGTCAGTGCGGCGCGTGTCGGGTCCAGCCCGAGCGCCTTCATCTTCACAAAGCCTTGCGTCGCCTGCGCCAGACCGAACGGGGTTTCCTTGGCGAAGTCCTTGAGCCACGCCATTTCCCGCTCTGCGGCTGCGCTGCTGCCCGTGACGGTTTTCAGGCTGGAATTGAGAACGTCGAATTCGCGCTGTACGGAAACGACTTTGCCGACCACCCCCAAGAGCGCCGCTCCAGAGAATGCGGCGGCCATCATCGAGCCTGCGACACGGGCGGCGTCCCCTATGCCACTGATACCGTCCCGCGCCTTCGCGGCTGCTGCCTCGGTCTTGCGCAGTTCATCCAGGAACGGCTGAAACTTGGCCTTGTCCAGCCCCTTGAACTCAAGCTGCGCCTCGAACTTTTGAGAAGCGGTTTTCCCCAGCATCTCCAGTTCGCGGGTGGACTTCTGAATCGCGCTGCGCATCCGAGATTCGGCGCGCGTGAACTTGTCAGCACCCTTCTCCGCGCCGTCGCCGATCTTGTCAACGGCCTGACCTGCCTTGCCCGCAGACGTGGCGACCTCATTGGCCATCTGCGACGCTTTGTCGCCAACACGGTCAAAAGCACTTTCTGCCTTTTCCGAGTTGACAACTACCTCGCCTTGAATGCTTAGATCGGCCATGTAGGTTCCCAAATGAAAAAGCCACCCGAAGGCGGCTTAGTTGTCAGAGCGGTTGTCGCTCATTTGCTTGAGGGCAGCGCCCTCTAAAACCTGCAGATCGTCAAAGAGCTGCTGCCAGTCTTCTCCGTCTTGTGCTTCACGGTCGATAAGTGGGTAGATGGCCTCATACCGCAGGCCGGTGGCCCCGCCCATGCCAACATTCCACTGCGTCTGTACGCGAGAGAACAGGACAAAGGCGCGCCAGTTCTCAGGCCAGACTTCAATGCACTGGTCTTGCTGCCGCGCTGCCAGTGCAGCGAGAAACGCATTTGCCGGTGCCGCCTCTTCTTTTGCGTAGAGCGCGGCCCCGGCTTCCCTCAGTTTCCCAGGCGCCCTTCCGTCACTGCGGTGCGGTAGGTTTCCATGATGGCTGCGGCTGCGGCTGGCAGTTCGTCGGACAGTTGCTGCGCGTTGGACTTGTTCAGGTCTTCATCGAGGTTCCAGCTTTCCAGAACGTCGAGGATGTATTCGGCGTTTTGGCCTGCCGTCTTTTCCATGAGTTCGGCCATGCTGAACTTGTCGCCTTCGGGCTTGTCTTTCGCGCCAGCGGCTTCAATGAGCTTGTCGATGAATACGCCAAATTCCGAGCGGGTGCGGTACTTGAACGTGCATTCAATGGAGCCTTTGCCGCCTTCCAGCATGTCGAATGTAACGACGCGCTTGAAGTTCTTGGGGCGGTTGCCGAGTTTGATTTTGCTTGCCATGATGATCTTTCTTTGTAGTTCAAAAAGACCCATTCCGCATACGTTCGGATGGGCGTAAAAAAGCCCGCCGAGATTGCTCTGGGCGGGTTACTTGGGCTGGCTTGCCCTTGTCTATGTTGCGGCTTTTGCGGCCTGCTGTTTTCTCAGCTTTGCAGCTGCAATACCGTCTCGTATCTTTTGCTTATCCGCCTCGCTGCGCGGTATGCCTCGGCGTTCTGCGGACAGCTTTTCCTTTGCCTCCACCGAGAGAGGGCCTCGCACAATCCCAGTGAGCGCCGCCGAAATCTTTGCTCTGCGCTCGGCGGAGAAGACAGCGCCTGTAGCTGCCTTGCGAATCGCGGCCTTGTGAGCTTCAGACATGACGTAATCAGGGCGGGGCTTGCGCATATTGGCGCGATGCTCGTCCGTCTTCGGCTTGCCCTTCTTCGCCAGCGACTGCTTAATGATGGACTCTGGCGTATGCCTGCGCCCCGTGGACGTCGCGGAAATCTTTGCCTTGTGCTCTGCGGTTAATGTCCCGCCCAACTTGCGCATAGCCATGATGCGCCGAGTTTCCGGAGAGAACGTCGCGCTCATGCCACCAGGGCGCAAGTTGTACCCAACGGATGGGTCCAGCGTGTTTGCCGCGGCAATGTGCGCGATCTCTAGCGCATCAAGCTCTTCCCTGCTATTCGCCCTGTCGATCTCCACGATCTCAAAAGCGTCTGCGCCGTACTTTCGAATGGCGGCAGATATCGAAACGCAGCGGCCCGAGGCCTTCTTGTGCGCGTGCCACCGCTTGTAAAGCGGAATGGTGGTTTGACCGATGTAACGCTTGCCGTTCACCTTGTTGGTGATGCAATAGATGATGCCGTATGGCCTAGAATCGCTCGCAGCTGTCATCCGAATTATCCCTTCGATGATGGTTAGAAGCCCGCTTGTGTTGACGCACCTGCGGGCTTCGTCATTTTACTGTCAATACGACAGGCTGCGGCCAATCACAGTCATCGCTGCATCTACAGTATTTACCTGAGACGAGTTGAGCTTGGGCAGCTCAGACACGTTGAGGTAGCCATAGCCGTAGGTCACAGCGCCGCCCGAAATGACCTGCTTGAATGCCACTTTGGACAGGTTGCGCGAGATTTGCAGCATGGTCTGGTAACCAGGCTGCGCGGCATCGTGGGCCAGGGACAGCGTGATGCTGGTAGCGTTGAAGCCGGTGGGAATCTTCAGGCTGTTGCGGCGTGCCAGCAGCTGCACGTCAGTGAAGCGGGCGTCACCACCAGAGCCGGAGATGGTCAAAACCTGGGGGATTGCCGTCCAGCCGCTGACCTTCTGCGCCGTGCCGGTGCCGGTGCCCGCAGGGTAGAAACCAGTGTTGCTGGTGTCCACGCCGGTCAGGCTGAACGTGTCAGCGGTCAGCACCGTGATCTTGACAACGCTGTCAGTGATGTCTTCCCAGCCGGAAGTGATCAGGATTTCGTCGCCCGTGGTGTAGCCGTGGGCCACGCTGGTGGCGACAGCCGGATTGGCGTTGGTGATCGCGGTGATGTTCTTGGCAGACGCGAAGGTTTGCGAGAACTGTTGGGATGAACCCTCAGGAAAATATAAAGCCATGGTGCG